TCCCATTGCTATTACTTGACCTACACTATTTAAATAAGCTTGTGTATCTTGATTTTTTTCGGGTAAATAAATACCACCAGTTGTTTTAGAAATAGGTCCTTTAGGTCTAATTAAAATTCTATATCCAACTGGTTGTGGAACTTTTGTAGGTGTAGGTACATCATCTTCTGTAGCCCACGGTTGATTACTCATCATCTTCTATTTCTCCTTTTTTATATTTTTCAATAATTTCATTTATAATTTGTAAAGATTTATCTAAACCTTGACCATAACCATAGTTTCGTTTAAACTCCTCTATGTTATCTACACCTTTTGACAACAAATTATTACCTAATTCTTCTTTATGTTTTTTAATTTGATTTTTTATCGCTTGAAGTAGTTTTTCCATTTACTGCTTTTTCAAACCTTTCTATTATCTCTGAAAATTTTAAGTTTAATTCTTTTGCAACAATTGCAAAAAGTCTTGGTTTAACTTTTTTTATTGATAATTTTTGATTTTCTAAAAATTTTTTAGCTTGTCTTATTTCTTCAGCTTTAATACCCATATTATTTATCACGTTTTGCAATTCGAGAAGCAGCTTCTACTATTTTAGCTTTCACTTCAGCATCTTTTCTAGCTTGTTGTCTCTCATTAGTTTTAACACCTTCTTCAAATCGAGCTTTACGAATATTTAATTCTTCATTTTTAATTTGAAGATTTGCCATTTTTTCTTGCATATCCATTTGCATCTGTTGTTGTTCTTGACTTGGCGGCATACTTCCCATTAAATTTTGAGCAGCTTGTGCAGCTGCTGCTGCAATTCTATTTTCTTGTTCTATCGGAAGTGGTTTAATTTCTTTATCATTAAATTCTTCATTAAATTGACCACTTGATACTGGTATTCCCTCTTCAATTGAAGCTTGCATTTGTTGTTGATATAAAAATCCCATATGTTGACCCATATGTGCTAACATTTGACCATATAAAACTTGTTTAGCTTCAGGTGTTCCACCAAATCTAGGATCATTTATGAATTGTTGATGTACTATAAGATGAGCTTGATGATCTTGTTCTTCAAAAACTTGTATGGGTTTACCATTTAATACAGCCATATTCTCAGAAACTGGATCTCTACGAGGTGTTTCTTTCTCATCTATTAATAAATTTTCAATATCAGGTACATTTAATGATTTTAAAAATCTTTTATAAGCTTGTTTTACATCAATAATCTGTGGAGCTTGTTGTGCTAACTGAAGTCCAGTCTGTGCTAAAGCTATTCTTTGAGCAGAAGATGAAATATTAGGATCAGATACTGGTACTACATTAATTGCTTGATCAAAATCTTTTCTTCTTACAGTTTTTTTCTCACCAATCGTTTCGTAAGGATACTCATCATCTAAATATTCTCCATTTAATTCATAAATTAATTTAAATTCTCTACCTTGAGCTTGATGTAATCGTTTATGTATAGCTGAAAATACTTTAGAACCTTGTTCTATAAGAGCAATTGTAGTTCCAACTGGTCCAGAACCTGCGGATTGACCTACCATTGCATCAGCAATTGATGCAAAACGTCTACCTGACTCTGTCATTACTCCTAAAAGTTGAAGTAAAGTAGGAGAAGGTTCTTTAAATGGAAGTGGTATAAATGATTTTCTTAAATCATCTCCATATGCTTCTACTTCCACCCATTCTCCTGGTGATACTGTAATATCTCCACCTTCAATTCTTGCTCCTTTAGCTCTAAAGCCACCATTTAAATTTGCAAAGGCTGCTGAATCTAATAAAGCTCTTAAAGCTCCAGTGCTTGCATGTTGTAAACCGCCGATCATCTGTATTAAACCAAATCCATAAAATCCTAAACCTGGTAAATATTTATAATGAATAAAATAAGTTCTTTTACGTTTTAATTGATCATCTTCTTTCCAGTTACGTCTAATTGATAAAATAACTTCCATATCATAATCAATTGTAACAATATAAGGTAAAGCAATTTCATTTTCATCTTCTCCTAAATCTAAATCAACATGCATTTCTAAAATTGTATGTAATCTATCAGCAGATGATGGAGACATTCCTTCTAATCTTTGAAGTGTTTGTTGAATTTGATCATCTACATTAGTATCAGATTGAGTTTTAGATAAAGCAACATCTCTATAAAATCCTACAACTTGATATTTTCTAATTTCGTTTACAGATAATTTCATTACTTGAGTATATCTTTCTGCAGTTTGTAAATCTGTATTCTGATATGATATTACAAAATCTTCAGCTGGTACAAATTTTGCACAAATTCTATCTAAGGTATCATCAAAGTATATTTTTTTAAAAGCTGAACCAGATAATGATAAATAAAATAACATTTGATCTAATTCATTAAAGTAATCTGGAATTTGAGTAGTAAGTTGATAATTCATAAAATCTTCAACTCGTGCAGCTTGATCTATTTTTTTATCTGTAGGTTTTCCTATTATTTGAGTTTTAACAGGTCCTCCTGCTGGAAATAATTCAGCTATAGCTCTAGCTTGAAATTGTGTGGCTGCTTCTGCAAGTAATGGATGATGTACTCCAGAAGCACCAGGAAATGGATCGTTTCTATCTTCAACAATTACACCTAACATCTTTAGACCTTTAGAATATTGGTCTTCCCATTCTTTTCTTGAAGACTTATCATCTTCATAAGCAGTGATTAATTGTTTTCCTATTCTTGAAATTTTAAAACTATCTAAAGTTTCCGCAAGATTTTCATAATGATCTGATTCAAATTCTTCTTCAGCTTTATCAGTTTCATCTTCATTTACATCGACAGTAATCTTCTTACCTTCATCATCGGTATATTGCAGTTTTTTTTTATCTAGTTCAACTTCAAGTGCCATATTATTTTTTAGGGAATCCTTTTTTCATATTTGCATATGCTTTTTTAGATATAGTAGATTTTGATTTTGATCTACTCTTTCCCATTTTTTTTCTTTTATTTATATTTGCGTATAATCCTTGTTTCATTTTTTTCCTTTCTTAGTTGTACCATCAGGATTTCTATTTTTACTTTTTCTACCTTTAAGTATATCTTTATCTACTTTAGCAGCTTTACCACCTGTAAGTGCTGAATTTACTCTAGCCATTGCCCATGCATGTGATGATACACCCGGACGATGACCTCCTGTTCTGTAAGCAGCAAGACCTCTATTATAAATTTGTCTTATCTTAGAAGTTGATACTCCAGTTTTTTTTGCTTTATTTTGTATTGCTTTAGAAACATTACCCATATTTTCTTCTAAACCTTTCATTATGTGGACTTTGTTTTTTACTTCCTTTTAATTTACCTTTTTTATTTAAATCACCTGGTAAAATACCTGAACCTTTTGTATTTTTATTTAATCTTAAAAGTGCAGCTTTTCTTGCTGCTCTTTCTTTACCAGATAAACCGGCAAGATAATCGGATTTTACTTTTCTTTTTCTAGGTTTTGTCATTTGTTTTTCAAACTTTGATCTAGTTAACATTTACTTTTTCTTTTTTTTAATTACACCTCGTGCAATTAAAATATCTTTTTTAGTAACTTTACCATCTCCTGACATATCAGGAAAAGATTTTTTATTTTTTTTCTTTTTCATTATTTTTTTCCTTTTCTTGCTTCTGATAAAGCAATTGCTATAGCTTGTTTTTTTGATTTAACTTTTTTCTTTGATTTTCCAATGTTAAGCTCTCCCTTTTTATATTCTTTCATAACTTTAGAAATTTTATTTTGTGCTTTTGTTTTTTTCATTGTTTAATACCTCCGGGTTCATACCCTATACATCTATAGAGTAGTATAAAACAAAAAATCACTGGAATAAAGTTAATTATTCCAGTGATTAAACAATCAAAAAGGATCTTATTTTGAGAAGTTTGCTTTGTAGTCTTCAAAAGCATCTTTCCAGAACTTTTGAACTTTCTGATTATAGTCAGTCCAGAAGCTCTTAACTTTACTATAATCTAAATAATCTAAAGGGTTAAACATAATTATCTCCTATTGTTAATAGTTATATAATTATTATTTGTTACATTTACAGGCTTGTAATAAAGAACAAATGCCTATTTTAAGATAATATATACAATTTATTTTTGAAGTCTTTTGGCTCTTTGTCTTACTTCGTATCTCCATAATTTATAAGATAGCCAAGAATTAAATTTATTTAATATTCTAATTATTATCGACATCTCCATCTTCTTCTAGCTTGCCTTAATCTACTATTAGGATCTTTTGCAGCTTTAGGAAACATTTTCATTTGGCCAGCTGATCTTGCGCAATAAGATTTTCTTCGTGCTGCAGCACGACTACCAGGTTTTACTTTACCAGTAACTGCTGTTGATAATTTAGAACCTGGATTAGCTCGTCTATATGCCATAACACCTTTACGTGTCATACCAGCACCTGATTTAGTTGGTCTAAAATTTCCAGATTTTACAGAAGTATTAATTGGATTTTCTCGTCTCATATTCTACCTTGTCCGTTATATTTTTTTTTACTCATTGATTTATTTGGTCTTTTACTATGTCTACCTGGTCTTTTCTTTTTAGTTCTTTTAAAAAATAAACCTGTTCCGTAAGGATTACTTTTTTTTGCCATTTTTCTTTTTCTTTGGCTTTTTTAAAATACTTCCAGTATCAATAGATTTTTGTAAACGACCAAGACCTGATCCTGATCCAGCTGTCATTTTCATGCTTTTTTAAATGGATTTGGTTTATCTTTATTTTTAAACTTTTCTCTACGACCTTGTGGATATACATCTTTTTCTAGTGGACTTTTTTCTTTAGAGATTGGAACGACTTCAGCAACATCTATATCTTCATCATCTTCCATATCATCATCTTCTCTTGATGAATCTTGATCTTCCATATATCCTTTATCATCAAAATCTTTTTCTTTTGAAAGATTTTCAAATTCTATATCTAAAATATTTTTAGTAACTTCTTCTGTAGTTTTTTTAACCATATTATCCTCTTGATCTATCTTGATTCTTTTTAAAACCATCTTTATCAAACGGTTCCATGCTTCCTATATATTCAATATCTGGATCAAAGTAAAGTTTCTTTCCATTATTCTTTTGTTGTTCTTCTCTAATGTAATCTATTTCTTCTGGAGTTAAATAGTAATCACCTTGAAGTAATATTCCTTCGTCTATTAAATCAACACTTGGAGTTTTTTTTACCATTTTTATTTTTCATCTTAGACTTAGAAGGCATTAAACCTTTTTCTAATTTTTTAGTGTTAATCTTTTTCATCTAATGTTTTTTTTAATTTTGAAATTTCTCTATCAGAAGCAGGTAAAATATTTTTTTTGAATTGATCAGTCATTTCAGATAATTTTTCTTTAAAATTTTTCATATCTTTTTCTTTATCTGACATTGATTCATCTGGTGTCATTTTAACTCGTGCAGGGTTTGTATGTTCAAATCCTTCTTTAAGAGCTTCTTTTAAACCAGCTAATCTTTTTTCTATATCTTTAGGCATAATTAAATTACTCTCTTAATGATAATACCTTGTGGTTTAATTCCCATTAAACCTTGTTCAAAGTTTTCACGATTAACTTGATCTTGATCAACTTCTTTTACGATATCATTTCCATTATCTTGCATTGCTCTTTTAAGCATAGCAGCATCTTCTTTAGCACTAGGAAACTTTTCGTAAAATCTTTTATTAGAAGCTTTTACATCTTCTATTCCATATTGTTTATTATTCTTCACCATCTAAATCCTCCGGTTTTGATAATCTTTGTGAAACTATACCTTGAAAACAAGTTTGTGTAAAGCTAGGAATCATCATATCAGATATAGGGTTTTCAGGGTGATCTGCATAATAAGATATACAAGGAGTTCCTTTTTTATCCCATGCAACTAAAGCATAGCCCTTTAGATCCATTCTATCTGTAATAGCTATAGCAGCGCTGTGTAGACAATCTATAACTTTATCGTTTTCATGACGAGCTAATACTCGTGATGATGGCTTACGATTGAAAACGTTAAGAGTAATAACGTTTGTGTTTCCTGTACTTTGTAACTTTTTCGTCATAATCTTCTTCAGGGTCATCTGGGTGCACTACCAAAAATCCTTCACGTATTCGCATAAGAGCTTGTACACATGTATCGTGTACGTCATCATACTTTCCATAAGGAAATTGAGCAGACTCCTCGATTACGTCTTTAGTCCATTCTTTATCAAGTGTAAAGACTAAACCACCTTCAAACATACTTGCAACACTATGTGTTCTTGAAACTTTATCTCGTTCAGGAGAAAACGTAATGACAGGAACACCTGATCTTCTCATATCTTGTATTAAAGATTGACCCGAGGCTCGCTTTTCAATTAATACTCCATCGGGCATCCATTCT